GACTGTATAATGCAGTTGACAGTGGCCTCTTTTTGTTTTCTTGCGAGGAGGGAACAGGGTGTCGGAAATGCACAACAATGGGCAGGAGCAGGAAATAGCAACTATATACTGCGTCAACTGTGGGTGTGGCCTCAATGAGGAGGAAGGCGTCCTAGCCTCCCCAGATTGGTACGAAGATACGCGGTTCGTCCATTATTGCCGTGACTGCCAGCAGAAGCAGTTCGAGGATTTTGCGGAGGACACCTCTCCCGCCTTTGCATACTTCCTATGCTGCGCGGCCTACAATCTCCCATTCATTCCAGAATGTATGCCAAACGGAGCATATGACGTCGACGAGATCACTTGGATCATGTATCTAGAAAACTTGGAAACCAGCGAATACAGATACAAGGACGACGGCGAACCGGCGGCGTTTGTGGATGGTATGACGGACATCTCTGTGCTCTTTGGCGGAAAAATCGACGCCAGGACAAAGTTCGCAGCAGGAGCGACCATGGAGGGAACCTCTGCCAAGCTGCCTGGTACAAAGGCCCAGCGCCGCAAGTGGGGCATATTGAGCGACTACACAACCGAGGACTATAAGGAGCTCGACCGGCTCTACTCCATCAAAGCCGGGGGTCTGATGGAGAACGGCATTGACGAAGAAATGGAGCACAATCTTCGAGAGATATGTAAACTTGAGCTTGACTACTCCAAAGCGATGGCAAGGAAAGAATACGATGACGCCCGCAAACTGAACGACATCCGCTCCAAATTTATGGCAGACAACCTCATGCGGAAGCGCGACGAGGCCCCGGTGGCTCCCATTAAGTTGGATACACTGGGCGATGCCTTGGAACGGGCCGGGTACATGAAAAACGGAGACCTGCTAGGGTATGATGAACTTCTGGGAAAACTTCGCGGAGATCAAGCCAAGTATCCCATGTCTCACGACTATCTGGACTACATCCTGCGAGAAATCGTCAACTGTACACGTCGGAACATGGGCATAGCCGAATCGGACGAGCTTCCCTTGGAACTTCAGATTGAACCGCAATACGGAGAGTTCGACAGTGATATGAGCAAGGCAGAGTTGGACACATTGAAATGTCTGGGACTCCCGCCCATGAAATTGGAAAAGAAAAAGCTAAAAGGAAAGAAAAAGTAGAACCGAGGAGTTGAGTAAAATGCCAGCCGGTAAATGGTGGAACCCCACACTTCATAGATGGATAAAGCGCGGGGAACCAAAACCGGTGGACTACTCCAAGAAGAACTCTGAAAGCTGGTGCCTGCTCCTCTCCTACTTCCGTTGGTATCCTGATCGGCTGCTTGCCATCTGCCAATCCCCAGAGGCCGATTTCCAGCAACAATTTATTCAAGCACTTATCTGGCGTGCAGATGCCCGGTATAAAGAAACCTTTATCACTGGTTCCCGTGGCCTTTCCAAGACCTACACAAAACTATCCGGAGCAGCAACCGAAATGCTGTGCTGGCCCCATGAGCGTATTCGCTACTTTGGCCCAACCATGGATCAGGCTGCGGATCTGGCCCGTTCAGCATTTGAGCAGGTGCAGAAGAACTATCCTGCCTTAACCAGCCAAATCATTATCAAGACATCTGCAAAGGGTGATTTTACCCTTATCACCGATACCAATTCCGAGTTCCGCATAACATCCAAGCGCGGCGATAACTGCCACCAAGTCATCTGTGAGGAGTGCGGGCAGGAAGACGAGTACCCCTTCGACCATGATCGCTATCAGACGGTTGTTGACCCAACAAACCGTTTGCGTCATCTAGTGAACGGTTATCCTGACCCAAATCATATCAACTTCAAGAAGCACTATATCACTTCTGCTTCTTCCCAGCAAAACGATGCCTTCAAGTATCGGTGCGACATTCTGGCCGACATGGTGGCTGGGAAGAGCGCGTTTGCCATAGACGTGCCCTGGACAGTCTCCGTCCTGTCAGGTATCCGAGACATTGAATACTTTCGGGGCCTAAAAAAGAATATGACTCCTGAGAAGTGGCTACGAGAGTGCGAGAGTGTCTACACCGGAGACACAAAAGACCCGGTCATTTCAGATGTGGCGCTCACTAAGTCCCAGGTGTTGAAGGTCATGGAGGAGCGCCATTGCGGGAATCCGAACTGCATTTATATCATCGGCTACGACGTATCCCATGAGGAAGGTGCGAACCACGCAAAATGCGCCATAGCAGTAACGAAATTGACCGCTCAGAAGGAGGACTCCAAGAAGGATGTGTTCCTGAAGCAGGTGGTATATCTTAACGATATGCTGCCAAGGGAGGCCAGCCTACAAGCACAATACCTCAAACAGATGTGGACGCGATTTTCCATGTCGGGGTCCAATTTCCTGACCTACATCGCCATCGACGATAAGCAGTACGGAAAGTCTGTTACGGAGCAGTTGATGAAGGATATGGGCGACGGGGTGACGCTGTGCTGCATGAACCATGACTACCCAGAGTTGGAGCTACCCGGTGCGCTTCCGGTTATTTACCCGGTCAAAGCCAGTAACGGCGCCAGGGAAACAGGGAACAGCGATCCGGACGGTGAGATGATAAAATACGCCAAGATGCAGTTTGAAAACGGCAACGTCCAGATGATCGTTCCAGACCACTACGCCGGTTTGGAGGCATATAAAAAAGCTCACAAAATCACGGACAGCTCCAGTGACGTAGAAATCGTTCTTCCATATATCAAGGCCCATGAGATGGTCCGTCAAATCAAGAATCTGCAAATCAAATACCGGGGCTCAAATTGGTCGGAGGACCGGGTATCCAAGTTCATCCAGCGTGATATGTGGTCTGCGACAAAATACACACTGCGGGTGGCACAGCTTCTGGAACGAAAGAACCTCATCCAGTCCGCCCGCCGGAAAACAAATTGGGAACCGCTGATAGCCGCCGCCCGCCGTGCCTCAGCCACAGCATCGGGGGTAGCGTCGTATAGGCCGCGTGTGCTTGGAAGAAGGGGAAGAGTATGTTGAACCGATACCGAATCTATCAAATGACTCCAACAGCAGAGCACATCGATTACGCTGCGGAAAAGTACCGCTTCCACCGGGCCACCCCCCATCATCTTCTTGTCTATACTAACAAACGGAAACCGGGAGGGAGTACGCTCATCAGGAACGCAAGATCGCTTCCCGCACCTGACCGGGAGTGGGTAGCCGCCTGCAATATCATCATCGCAGGCGAAGCCCTGCACAATGACCCGGATGCCCAGGCAGGTATTCTGAACTTTCTGGCTGACCTAGAAAAAGAGCTGGAGAAAGAGCAAGTACGGCTGAAGGAGGCTTAGCGAAAAGTGCAGACAATCTATCAAAACCTCCTGCGGCAAATCAATGTGCTTTCTGCGAAGTTCTCCAATATGCCGATGGATGCCCTGTTCCGGGCCTATGACCGGGCAATGGATAACAACCCATGGATTCAGAATAAGCGGGTCAAGCAAATTAACACCCTTCCCGTCGAGTATAGCAAGGACGCCATTGGTGAGGCTATCAAGAATCCAGGCGGAAACGAAGCCCTGCTGAGAGGAACCCATCACGCATTGGAGGCTACAGCTTATCCGATGCTAAAAATCAGGAAGCTCTACACCGACCTGATGACATACAACTATTATACGGCCCCGGCATTCACCGACGAAGATGATGCCAAAACGCCTGAGTTCTGGCGTGAAGCTGCCCTGTTGGAGAAGTTCAACGACAAACTGGACCCAAAAGCCAACGCCCACAAAGCTACCGGGCAAGCAATCCAAGAGGGCAAAGTGTTTTACTACATCCGATACGATGTAGATAAGTCCCACAACAAAGTCAACTACGCTTTCATGCAGAAACTCCCGCCAGACTGGCTAAAAATCATCGGCTACAACAACATTTCCGGCTATACCGTCTCCTTCGATATGTTCTATTTCCTCCAACCGGGTACTGACTGGAGGCAGTTTGGAGATCTGTTTATCCCCTATCTGGAGAGCTTCGACGCTGTGATTGAGCCGCCCGGAAACGCTGTGTTTGCCTCAAAGGGCTGGCGGGTCAATTTAGACAAACTAGCTCAAATGAAGGATCTGGTCGGGAACCCGGAGGCATACGTCCAGAACGGGCGGTGGGCCTATTGGGTGACTCTTCCAATCGACAAAGTCTGGGGCTTCGAGATAGATGATACAAACCCAAACTTGGCTTCCACTATGACAGGGCTTTATCTCTCCATGTCTGCTATCGCTCAGTATGAGCAGGTCCAATTGGAGTTGGTGCAAAACCCGCTGATTGCTGTGATGACCGGAGAAATACCCTACCGGAATGACAGCGCCGCCCCGCAGGACGACGGGATAAAGCTATCTGAGGGTGGGCGCATCCTGTACGAAACCCTCTGGTACAATATGCTATCCCAGAACAACACCTCCGGCATCGGTTTCTTTATGGCTCCAGCGGAGAATCTAAAACTCCACCAACTAGCTGAGGCGCCGAGCGCCACGGAGATATCTACCAACGGCTACGGCTACGCCGTCGAGAAATCCGGTCTGGCAGGTCTCATCCCCATTAACGACAACCCGCGCGCTGGAACGGTAAACATTTCCATTCAGTTGGAGGCAAAATACTGTCAAAGGGTCTACCAACAGTTTGAACGGATGATGAACTACATCTACTCTACGCTGAACCTCCGGTACACCTGGAGATTCCACATGTTCGGAGACCTCTACAACGACGAGAAAGAAAGGGCCAACATGCAAAAGAGCATGTCTATGGGTGTTCTTCCAGACCTTTACCGTTACAACGCCATAATGGGCCGCTCGCTGCTGGATGACTTGAGCATGAGCGCCGCCGTAAAGGAGAGTGGAGTGCTGGACATGAGACTGCCGCTTGTAACCAGCTACACTGCCAAGAACGGAGGACAGCTCCCTCCCTCCCCTGCCGCAGATCAGGGCGGGAGGCCGGAAATGGATATCGCAGATGTCACAAGCGAAGGAACGGAGGATATGAAAGATGCGGACTAGAGCGGAGGAAATCCCAAAGGAAGTAATTCAAGCAGTTGGCCGCATACTGGAACGTGGGAATGTAGCTGTGGTTGAGGAGAACAACGGAATTTTTAAGGTTTATACCACCCACCAAAAAGTAGAGTATTCTAACAAATTGGAATGGTTATCCACTTTGAAAACAAAATTTGGTCGAAAGGAGGGTTGTTAATTTGATGAAAAAGCGCGAGTTTTTCAATTATGAAAACCCGAAGTTCTTCGCTCTGCGCGACCCCATGCGGGAAGTCATTCGTGCCTACTGGGCGGCAATGCAATATTACGCCTCCATCAAGGAGATCGTGTGGGGCCGGTATGGAATGGCCTATCTGAGTGATTCCCTCCACACTATGGAACACAAGCAGCCGGAGTACATCGACCAGTTTTCCGCTATCATGCGGCAACAGGGGCTTGAAATTGAATACCCATCTGTGCCTGAACTGGACGAACTTCTGGATAGCCTGGACGAAGTGTTCCGTGTCTGCATTGAGCTTAACGATAACGTGGACAAGGCCCTCCAGAGATTTATTAACGTGGCCGACCGAAAGGAAAATGAGGTGGGAGGTGTACCCAGCCAGAGTCAGGGGCACTTCCCTGGTCTGGCCCGGCAGGTGGAAAGCCTCCAGATTGAGAACAGCAAGGATCGGAAGAAACTGCTGGAAAGCTGGTCTATGTGGGATAACGGCTCGAGTATGTCCAGCTTCGACAAGTGGGTTAAAAGCATCTACGACCTACCGGACAACGGAGAGGAGGACGATGTTTAATGCCAATCAAGACCAAGTCCGCCGCCCCATTCGACGGCCTGGGTTCCCTCCGAGTGCTTCAACAGGACAACGACCTGAATTGGGACGTGCGGATCGAAATTATGCGCTCCGGCCTCAATGAGAATGGCTGGGACTACCGGAACATTGGCCGCTACGCCAATACCTTCCGGGGCACCCCCATCCTGTGCGCCTATCTTCCTGGCGGACGTATCGGAGACGGCCACAACATGACTGAGAGCAGGGGGATGGACGGACAAGTCCATTACTCCTTCACAGACGGAACCGCAGAGCGCATTGTCGGCATAATTTATGACACAGACGACGCCGTATGGACCGAGGAACGGGACGGTGAAGTGTGGGCCATCGCCAGGGGAAAGCTCTGGCGTTTCTATAATCCTGAGCTGGTGGACAAGATTGCACGACAGGGGCGCATGTCTGTATCCGCCGAGACCAACGTGACGAAGGCCCACCGGGAGACAGACCGGGAGGTCTACTCCCAATGGTACGGACTGGGTGTCACCATCCTGGGCGACGGCGTTGCACCGGCTGTCCCTGGGGCGAACATCAAGGCGCTGGAGGCTATGCAGAGCCAATTCAAGGAAATGCAACTCCGGGCCGCGTCCTACCATACGGACAAGCCGCAAGACAACAATAAAGGAGTGAAAACTTTGAGCGGAATGAGCAATGTCCCTCTGCTGAAAAAAGTACAGGAGAAGTTCAAAGACTACCGCATCCTGGACATGAGCGAAAATGGCGACCATATCCTGATGCTCAATGCCAGCGGCCTCCCCTGCACTTATGCCAGTAAGGCCGAGGACCACGATACCGTTATCCCGGAGCGAATCACCTATGCCAATCTCTCCGCCCCCTTCAAGTTCGAGGACGGTACTGTGGTATCCGTCGATGTGACCACCATGCTGGCAGCATCTGTGGAAGCCGCAAACAACCGGGCCGAATCCGCTGAGACCAAGTGTTCCAACCTTGAAAAGGAAAATGAGGCTCTGAACGCAAAGGTCAAGGCTATGAACGAGGCCGAGGACAAGCGACGTATTAAGGCCGCCAAGGAAGTCATTGAGAAAGCCATAAGTGAGGCCGATGCCTGCCACATGGAACTGAGCGAAGATACCCGTAAACAGCTCATGGACGCTGTGGAGGCCGGGTGCTACAACACCGTGCTTAACGAGGCAGGCGAGTGGGTCGGAGACCAGAAGGCCACCGCAGACGTGATGAGCAAAATCGGCGAACTTTCCATGCAGGCCGCCAGAGCCAAGGCAAACGCGCAGGAGAAGCGCTATGTCTGGGAGGGCGGCGGATCGGCAACCAATGCAGCCGGGGGCGACTCCAACGCCTTCCTGTCCCAGGCCATCAAGAACATTTCCGACTGAGAAAGGAGCAATACAGAATGGCTCGAATTGCCAATACCTTTTTTGAACTGAAAAACGGCAACCGCCAGTATGATGCAATGGCGAATCTGGCCGGTGTGTACCAGGACGCCGGCACTCCCGAGATCTGCCCCTCCGGTTTTCTAGTGACGAAACTCCAGCTTATGCCCGCCTCCGGCTATAACGGCATTTTGAATGGGAATACCTGGATTTTCAACAAAGCTGTCAGCGGCTCCAACACCACAAACGGAGAAATCCTGGAGCTGTTTGCCTATGATTCCTACGATGTGAACATGGTGGGTGACGGCGTAAACAATTGGCGCGTCGGAGCAAATACTGCTGGTCTTGAACTGCCTGCCGATGTAGTGGGTACTTTCTGCCGCATTGTACCTGGCTGGCAATATGTGTTCGGCTCTGGCAACTTCTCTACTGCCCCAACCGACCTCCAGACGACCAAGTACGCCACAGTCTCCAACGGTCTGCTGGTCGCTGGGGCCTCCGCACCAGATGCCAACACCGGGTACTGGTTCGAGATCGTGGGCGAGGTCTATCCAACCGTCGGAACACGCAACTGGGGTAAGGCGTACCGGGTCATCGCCCACTTCAACGGTATCGCAGGAACATCGGCCCCTGTAGCCCCTACTGCTGATGTGACCTTTGCTCTCACTACTCCATCCCCCGACGGTTCAAATACCATCAACGGGGGTGGGGCGACCAAGACCGTTACTGTGAACGTGAAGAACAGCACCGACAGCGTGGTTATCACGGCGACTAAGACCTCCGGGCAAACCCTCGCCAAGAGTGGCACGAACCAGAGCAACGTGACCCTAGGAAGCGACGGCAGCACCACCCAGACCATCACGGTGGACACCACCAATGTGGCTACTGCCGGCGGCAGCAAGAACTTCACCATCACTGTCAACGAGGGCAGCCACACCTCCATCAGCTACGCCGTGACCGTCACCGTGGCTGGTGCGGACTGAGAAAGGAGCTGAAGCATAAATGTCTCTGAAACTGAACAGCATTTCCCTTGACAATTTCAAAGTCAATACAGCGGATACCAAGATGGGCCGCATCTCCCGCAACGAACTGATCGCCACCGGCCGGCTGGTGACCATGGAGTACAACGGGCGTCTCTCCAACAAGGTTCGCAACAAAAGCGAGTACAAGACTCGCATGGACGATATTGCCTACACTAACCTGTCCTCCGGGCACAAAAAGAACCTGCTGATGTTCTGCGCCGCCCAGGCTTATGCTGTGCAGGGCAAGCCCGCCCCCGAGGACTTCGCCCAGGTCCAGAACGACCTTGGTCTGTTACGAGACCGGAACTTCCTCGCCACGCTGGCCGGTATTTCCAGGGAGATCATCACACCCTTGCTGCCCTACACAATCTCTAACATGGGCGGCCTCCTAATGGAGACTACCACTGTGCCCCTGGGCCAGACGAAGGAGATTACCGTTCACAGCAACGACATCTTCCTGTTCGAGGATTCCAGCTGGGGCGCTTCCCGCTCCACCACCATGAACTACCTCTACGATGACACCATCACTCTGAATCCCCGGCCCTACACCTGCCGGGCTGTCATCAAGTGGTACCAGATGGTGGGCAACGATGTGGACATCGGCTGGTACTATAACGCCATCATGGGCGGTATGTACTCCCGCATCATGGCGAACTACATCGGGGCCATTATGACCCTGGCTGACAACAGCCCCTACATCCCCGACTACCTGACCTTCGACACCTACAACTCCCAGAACTGGGCAGAGGCTATTGTGGCGACCTCCACTGCAAACGGTATCCCCCGGAACCAACTGATGGCCTTTGGCGATTACCGCGACCTCCAAAAGGTCCTCCCGCTGGGCACTCCCTCCGATGCCGCCCTAACCTACGGCCTGGGCGAGGAGTGGATGCGCAACGGTTTCCTGTCCGTGGTGGGCGGTGTGCCTCTGTTTGATGTGGACCCAGCCATGGTGCCCGGCACCGTGAATACCACCGGCGAGATGCTGGGCATGAAGGGCCTCATTCTCATCTCCGGGCGCATTGGCCGCGCCTACGCCCCCGTCTACACCGCCTTTGCCGAGGGTTCTCCTCTGGTCATTGAGATGGAGCCCCGCGAGAGCGGCGACAACTCCATTTACATCGACTGTACCGCCGTCATGGACACCAAAATCGTGATGGGCAGCAAGGTCGCCGCCATTCAGATGCCTTCCTGATTTCCTCCTTTTCTATAGGGGAGCGGCCCTTCGGGGCCCTCCCCACCCTTCAAATCTTGACAGAAAGGGGCGTTAAAAATGCCCAGAGGCGTAAAAAACATCAAAAACACCGTGGCGGAAACTATGGAAGCCAATCCTGTTGCCGATACCGTCGGGCAGTCACAGCCCACAGAGACAGAACTGCTACGCCAGCAGAACGAAGCCCTTGCCAAGCAGTTGGAGGCCATGCAGAAGCAAATCGAGGCCATGCAGAAGAATCCGGGCTCCACCGTGGTCATGGCGAAGCCGGAAGAAACTGTGGAGCTGACCTACATCGCCGCCGTCTCCCCTACCAATGTGCTGTCCTTGGGGGACTACGGCTATTTAAACGGTGTGGGAGGCTATGTAGAGGTCCCCCGCAAGGAGTTTGGCGGAAAGTTCATGACACCGGAAATCCGGGGGCTGCTGAACCAGCGGCGGCTTATTGTCCTGAACGGTCTGAACGAGGATGAGCGTCGGCGGTACAATGTTGACTACAAGGACGGCGAACTGCTGGATATGCAAATGTTCGACCGGCTGCTGGACGTGGGGCTGGAGCGGCTAAAGGAGCTGTTCTCCAAGCTGTGCGTCGAGCACAAGCGGATGGTCGCCACCCACTTCATCTCCTCCTATCAGAGGGGCGACAACCGCATTTCCCGTGAAAAAGTGGAGCCGTTGAACGACCTCTCCAAGTCCGAGGACCCCAAGGGGATGTTCCGGCCAATTCTGGAGAGCCTGAACAAGGTCTGATGCGCCCCGGCGGGGAGCGCATAAAATCCCCGCTTTATATGCTGGTGCTCCGGCGCATGAACTGGAGTGCAGAACACAGACAGGAGGCGGATCATATGGCCCCTTTGACAGGCATCCACGCCTATTTCATCAACAACAAGCCTATATACTCCGCCTTTCTCGCTGATGTGGAGGCCCAGGGCGGCAGTACAGACCCATTCTCCCCTGCCTCCGCTTTCCCGGACGGCTATTTTACCGCTATCCCTTGGGTGGGGGTGGTTGTCCAAAAGGACCCTGATTATGAGGGCGACACAGCCGCATATAAGTCCGTGTCCGTAACTTTGAATGGGCAGACATACCCCCTCCACCTGAACAGCGCCCAGAGTTTCGAGACGGGAGCGACAGGTTATTTCCACTCCGCACCAGCCCCGCAGAGGGAGGACTACTTCGGTGTGCCCCCGCTGACAGGCACCGAAGAAGTCACGGTAACGCTTCTTTATGATGACGTTCCCTATCAGAACACAGTTTTGGCCCCGGTAGAGCCGCTGGGAGCGACCACAAAATGGTCTGACATCATCCTGAACTATGGCAACCTATTCACAGACGATGTGAGAAACCAGGAGGCATACGACATCAATCCGGCGGCCTTTCTCAATACCGCCTCCTACTATCTTCAAGCGGCAATCCCCCGATTCAATCGGCCAACGGAAATCATCTCCTATCTATCCCAGCGTACCCCGTCCTTTTTCTCGGAGACACAGTGGGCTGTACCGGCTGAAATCCTGCCACCTGGAGAAATGCAGACACCTACTACAGAGCCTATCACCATCCAGGCCAATCCTGGATACGAACTGTGTTCTGTGGTTATCCGGGGCACAGATAAATTTGGAAATCCTGTGGACACTCCCTATTCCATGGAAACCTACGACCCTCAGACGGGGAAGGTGACTTTCCCTGCTGGGCTGATATCTGGCACAGAGTTCATCATCGACCTGTATCGGGACGGAGTGTTCCAAAAAACGCTCTCCCCGGATATGAAGCGCATCCTGGGCTTGTGCTTCCACATGGTATGGGAGTACCGCTTCACCGGGAACTGGCTAGCGCGGTCAGCTAAAGTGAGTGACAAATCCTTTGACCCACCTAACGAAGCCAACTGGACACGAGCGCAGGAGGAAAAGCGGCGGAGTGAGGAAGATACGCTTAATCAGGAACTCCGCCGGTATGAGCAAGCCTGTACCTACCGCGGCGTGGTAAATTTCAGCCCTTCCATCAATCTTTTCTGAACAAGGAGGTCATGGTCATGGCATTTCATCTGATTGGCACCGACCCGTTCACGTCCACCTTCGTACTAGACAGCGAGGAGGACGCCGCTGAGCTGCCCACCGACTGCGGTATCGGCTCTCAGGCGTTCTGCGCCGAGAGCGCGGACGGAAGCGGAATCGGGCGCGTGACCTACATTCTGAACGGCGATCTCCAGTGGGTCAAGTAATAGGGGGCGATTTAATTGTCTATCAAAGACGGAATTGTTGGCGCAATGGTCGTCGGCGGCGGTCCCGGCTCCGGCGGTGGCTCCGTGGTGGTCCCGAACATCAACGCCACCGTGGAGACGCTTCCAGCGGGGAGCGAGGCCACCGTTGAAAAGAGCGGTTCCAATACCAACGTGACCTTTAACTTCGGCATCCCGAAGGGCGACACGGGCGCGAAGGGAGACCAGGGCGCCCCTGGAGCGACCGGACCTGCCGGACCGCAGGGCATTCAAGGCGAGCAGGGCGTGGAAGGACCTGCTGGGCCTGCTGGCCCAACTGGTTCCACAGGACCACAGGGCGAGCCCGGTGTACAGGGACCGGAAGGCCCGCAAGGTATCCAGGGAGAACGGGGAGCCACGGGGCCAGAGGGGCCACAAGGACCACAGGGTCCTGCCGGTAGTGTCGGCCCGCAAGGCCCGCAAGGCATCCAGGGTCCCAAGGGAGACCAGGGAAATCCGTTCCTCATTCAGAAGATATATGATACCGTTTCCGCCATGAACGAGGGTTATGCCACCGATGGTCTGCCGCAGGGCTCTCTTGTGGGGATCTCCACCCAGACCGGCGGCGAACAGGGCGGATACATCTACGCCAAAGGGGCATCTGCCTATGAGTTCTTCTATGACCTGAGTACCACGGAAGGCATCCAGGGCCCCAAGGGCGACCCAGGAGAGCAAGGGCCGCAGGGTGAACAGGGCCCCGCTGGCCCCGCTGGCCCGACCGGCCCACAAGGCGCACAGGGAGAACCGGGCCCGACCGGCCCCGCAGGTCCACGGGGCGAACAGGGGCCATCCGGTACAGCTGGAGCTCAGGGCCCGGCTGGTCCGCAGGGTGCGGTTGGTGCACAGGGTCCAAAAGGAGAGGCAGGCGTTCAAGGCCCTGCTGGTGCTGATGGAAAAGCTGCAACAATCAAGATTGGTACCGTGACCACCGGAGATCCTGGAACAGCCGCACAGGTGACCAACAGCGGAACCTCCAGCGACGCTGTATTCGATTTTACCATACCAAGAGGGCGGGACGGAAGCAACGGGGGCTCCGCCGCCTCTACCGATGCCGTACCCTTTACCCTGACTTTCACAGGTTGGGCAGGCGAAAGCGCGCCTTATACACAAACAGCGACGGTTGCTGGTATTACAAAGGACAATTCGGCGGTAACAGGCCCTGCAACGCCAACGGATGCAACTAATGCCGCCAATTCCGGGGTAAAGTGGAGTGCACAAGGAGACAACTCGCTAACCTACACAGCCCAGAGTAAACCGGATATTGATCTAAACTATAATGCCCTAATCTTTCCTACAATGGCATGGGAGGCGTAAAAGTGGCTGTATTCGATGTAACTCCCAATATCGGCGGAAACAAACTTGTGCCTGGAAACGGAGCCTCCATCACCAATGAGGCTGTATCCATCAGGGCCATAAATAGCTGTGACAATGCTACGAGCATCAGTAAAAATGGGATTTACACATACATACCGTTTGAGGGTAAAACGTTCCCATTGATCGAAGTAACCGTGCGAGCGGAAAATTTATTCGGAATATCTGTCACAGCCACACAGGGAGAAACTGTAGTTTCTGGTACGACAAATGCTGACGGGATTGCAACCCTAGAAGTAAGCGCATTTGGGCCTTGGGCCGTACAAGCGACCTATGGGGACATCACGAATGTAGAAACGATTTATGTTACACACGCGGACATGTATTCTGTCGGCTTATCTTTATTTCCGGCTACTATTTTTGGCGTTGTGTGGGACATGTCCAATTCTAGCCCGGAAATGAAACGCCTTACTTCGGAAAATGATCCAAATGGGTACGTGAATAATACGGTATCATCAGAACCATCCCCGGCGGTAGGAACAGGAGGCGGAAGTTCCCCATTTGATAACTATCTTCCATGGATGGGAATGAAAGAAGTCAACATTGTAGATAGAGATATTATTGACCAGGATAACCCATTATTTACTCGGACCGCCAATGATACCATGGTTTATATTCCACCTTTCTATTACAAAATCATTTCTTCAGAAGATATGATTTACTTCTATATTGCCGACAATAAAATTTCAGGATTTGAACTTCATCCGGGTAGTAACACGTATGTGGCTCGATACCGAGTCAAAATTGAAAACGGAGTATTTACGTCTAAATCGGGTGGAACACCAAGTTACGGGAGCTCCTTTAATGCCGATTACGCTCGTTCGTATGCCACCAAAAAAGGTAGTGGTTGGCAAATATTTGATTACTCTACTTGGTGTGCCATATTTCTCTTATATGCTGTTGAATTTGCAGATTGGAGAAGTCAGGCTTTGATAGGACCCGGACAAGTAAATGCTTCTGCTGGTGCGCCGAATGGAGCTACCGATGATATGATATACCACACAGGCAAAAAAACAGCGTCCACTTCAAGCAGCCCAATGCAGTATCGCGGAATAGAGGAACTGTGGGGGAGTTATCGCCAGTTGACAGATGGGGTCAACAAACTGAATGGCAATATGTATATCTGCCTTGACCCTACTAAATATGGTGGCTCGATTCCAACCGACTACATTGACCTTGGGCCTTTTAGTTCCAGTTCCGGCTACATTACCCGACTAAACGTGATAGATACCTACAATTGGTGCATTTTACCTGATCAGTCTGGAGGCAGTTCTAGTACTTATATCCCGGATCGTGCAAATATTCGCAATGCTTCTGAGTCAATCTACATGTCTGTCACTGGTGGAGACTGGAACGATGATACAGATGCTGGAATAGGATATTTTTTAACAAACGATAGTCCAACCGTTGGGACAAGCTGTAGGATTGAGTATCGGGCTCCAAAAGGCGCATGAGTAGGAGGTAAAAACAATGCCTATCTTTGATTATACACAAAATTCTACGGGAATTACTTCCTATACTGCTGGAGATGGTATATCCATTCAAGGAAATTCGATATCTGCAAAGGTGTCTGTTGAAGAGGATAATGCAACCCAAATTTACAACGGGGCGATTTACACCCCAGTAGTGAAACCTACCGCTATGAAGCCACAACTTATCATATATACAGCCCCATCTTCTCCAAACATCGATGTAGTCATTCAGAAAGCTGAAACAAAACTGACGTTACAGACAAACGAAAATGGAGCGGTCACCGTAGATATTCCCTTATTTGGAACTTGGGATATATCAGCCACACTTGATGGAGAAAAGGTAACCAACCAAGTGGCTATCTCTACAGTACGGCAATATATCGTCACACTTTCCAGTGGAGCTGTGTGTGGTGTGTCTTGGGATATGGCAAACCCATCAACTAAACTGACCCGTTTGACTATCAATAATGATCCATACAGCTATGTTACAACTAATGTGACTGAAGACCCCTCTCCCGCAATTGGGATAATAGGCGGAACTTCCCCATTTGACCGGATTGCGCCTTGGTCAGAAATTTATGAATGTAACCTTGATGGAAATGGAACAGAAATTTACAAACGGGGAGAGCCTGGATTTTCCCGTACAGAACATGAAACGATGGTATGGATTCCTAAATTTTATTACCGCGTATCGGACGCCGGAAGTATCCGATTTTTCTATATATCTTCAATGCCACTTGAAGGGTTTGAGAGGCACCCTGGCAGCGGGACGTACATCGGAAGGTATAATACAACTCCAGGATATAAGTCCATTTCAGGTATACAACCTTTACGTGGTGCAACAAGGCCAACCATTCGCACAAACTCTCGGGCAAAAGGTACGGGCTGGGATGGATATGATTATATGACATGGTGCGCTGCATGGTTACTTTACTTAGTTGAATTTGCAGACTGGGATAGTCAGAATACCATTGGCCTAGGCTATACTTCGGGACGCTCTGCTCCATTGAACAATGGCGGAACGGACAACATGATTTACCACACAGGGCGTGCGTCTGGAACAGATGGAGATACGGCCATACAATATAGATGGATTGAAAATCTATGGGGGAATCTATACCAAGTAATAGATGGTATAAATGTCTACGAAGGGACTTTCCTTATTTGTACAAATCCAGAAAATTATGCAGATGATACTGGAATCAACTATGTAAGTACAAGTATGCCAGGAGTTTCAATAAGCGGGTATATAAGTAAAACCGGGTTATTTGAAGGGGCCACATGGGCATTCATCCCAACCGAAGCAGGAGGCAGTCAAAGTTCATATATACCAGATCGGGTGATTATCTCTAGTGGTCAGTCATGGCGCATTGCAGTAGTCGGAAATCACTATAACAATAACTATAACACCGGATTATTTGATATTTATTGCGGATACAACTCTGCTTCAGAAGCAGATTCGAATGGTGCCCGCCTTATTTTCCGTCGTCAGGAGGTGCAAGCATGAGAGTACACGGTGACGTTAATCCACCTGCTTTTACTGTAGAAAAGCAGCCAAAACATTCTGGCTATTACCTTGTACGGTTTTACAAAAACGCTGTTCCATATAAAAGCAGTGACTATGAGGGCTGGGAGTATGAGGAGTACCACTTAGAGATGCGGGAGCGGCCTGACCTTCAAACTTATGTCCAAAATCACTACAACGAGCTATTCCAGGAGGCAAAGGGTGGACCGAGCGAAGTGGAACAACTGAGGGCCGACATGGACTATATTCTGTTGATGGGAGGGCTTTAAGATGGACGTAGAAACCATGCGCTACTATGTATCCACTGGCCTGTGGTCGGCTGATAGGGTAGAAAAACTGTATCAGGCCAAGAAAATCACCAAGGAACATTACGACGAGCTGAAGGCCCTTTTGACACTCCCCACGGATAAATCCGGGGGATTCTCGGTTCGCTGACCGCAGCCTGCACCGTGCGAGGTCTTACAAGGTCTCTCCGAGCGTAACTTCCCGTGTGTCCCACGGTAGATATGTAGCCTACGCCAACAGGCGCAAGCCCTCATTCAAGATGTTCTTTGCGGCGTTGATGTCCCGGTCATGGTGCTGACCGCAGACGGGGCAATTCCACTCCCGGACAGACAAGTCCTTTGTGCCGGGCCATTGAGCACCACAGACAGAACAGAGTTGTGAAGAAGGATAGAACTTATTCACACGGACAACCACTTTCCCGTACCACTGTGCCTTGTACTCCAACTGCCGCCGGAACTCTCCCCAGCTTGCGTCGGAGATAGAACGGGCCAGCTTGTGGTTCTTGACCATGTTCTTCGGGGCCAAGTCCTCAATGCTGATTAGGTCGTAGTCCCGGACAAGGCTGGTGGACAGTTTATGTAGCATATCTCCCCGTTGATTGGAGATGTGTTCCTGCAACCTGGCAACCTTCACCCGAGCTTTCTCCCTGCGCTTGCTCCCCTTTGACTTTCGGGAGAGCTGGCGCTGGAGGCGGGCGAGTTTGCGGTCACTTTTGGTCAGGAACTTGTGGTTCGGGTATTCCGTTCCATCGGAGGTGACGGCAAATGATTTAAGGCCCATATCGAGGCCAATTACCGCCCCGGTGCTGGGAAGCGGGTCTATCTCCACATCGGTACAGCACAGGGCGACAAAATACTTGCCGCTGGGATTCTGACTGATGGTAGCAGAGAGTATACGCCCCTCGATTTCCTTTGAGACATGGCATTTTACCAGGCCGAGTTTAGGGAGGCGGACGTGCTTATCAAAAACCACAATGTTGCTGTTGGTCTTGTAGCTTTTGTGCCTATCCCGCTTACTCTTAAACTTTGGAAAACCTACCTTGCCTCCACCTTTTACTGAGCGGAAGAAGTTCTTGTAGGCAGTATCCAAGTCTTTCAGCGAGTTTTGCAGGGCGCACTTGTCTGGCTCACGTAACCAATCTATCTCCTGTTTTAGAACAGTGAGTGCCTTGTCCTGCTGAAACCGTGTAGGTGCTTTACCTGTTGCCTTGTATTCGGCAATACGTTGGGCGAGAAAATGGTTGTAGACGAACCTAGAACAACCGAAAGTTTTCTGAATAAGCGTTTGCTGTTCAGTGTTCGGATAGATTCTGAATTTGTACGAATATTCCATTTTCTCACCTCATTTCTATTAAAATTATACCACAGAACAGGTGATTTTACAATGACAGCTTCACACAACGCCGCTTACCCCATAGCTAAAGCTAGGGGCTTGCGCGGCGAGTTTTCGGTCACGAAGGGGTGATACCATGCCGTTTATGCAACGCCGACCTGTCATCCAACGGGACTCTAACACCCCGAGCGGCACTGGCCTCCAGCACCAATACATGGCGGACCCCGCAAAACAGCACCTCCGAAGTATGGCGCAGTATGCCACGGACTTCTTTGAAGCACAAGTGCAGGGGCTTGAGGACGATGATGCGTGGAAAGCTGGGTGGTATAAGATACGAACCGCTGCCCACTTTTCTTCCCTCAATACCAGTAATATGTCCCACGACGATGATTGGCGGGGGGTGTACTTTGAGCGGCCAGATATCGACTACATAAGGCCCGGCACCAAGTTCTGGTTCTGGAACAACTGTTGGTTGGCGGACAACCCCGCCAATATAGCAAGCGTGTCCGGGAACGCTTTGGTGAAACGGTGCAACGCCGTGTGGAATAGTCTGGACTACTTTGGCAACATCGTATCTGAACCGATGGTCATCACCCGGCCAAACACCATGGCGAACGCCAACACAGATACGGAAACTATGAAGTTGGCAGACAGCTATATGGACTGCATCATGCAGGCCAACCCATGGACGATTCAGAATCTTAAAAACAACACCCGCATGATTCTTGGAACAAGCGGCTTTGCCGTGCGGGGCCTGTCTGACTACATACGGGAGTTCACCGACCAGCAGGACAGTGTGCGGGTGCTCCGCTTCTCCCTGTACTACCAAGAACCGACGGAACGGGACGATATGAAGCATCAGGTGGCGGATGGACTGGCGTTCTCATGGATAGTCAATGTCACCGGCCCCCGGTCGATTCAGGCCGGTGAACACGTTTCTCTTGTGCCATCCTCTATCCGAAACGGCGAGGCGGTGGCGGACACCATCGCTGTGACTTATCTGTGGTCTTCCCACTCCCCGGAGATTGCCACGGTGGACGAGAATGGCGTGGTAACAGGCATGGCAAACGGTCAGGTAATCATTCGATGCACTTTGAAGGAGAACCCTAGCATCTTCACAGACACCGTTTTAGAGGTACAAGATGCTCCAACAGGGCTTCACTGGGCCACTGACGTACCGAGGAATATCCCAGCATACCAGAGCCGCAAACTGGCCGTAGCCGGGGAACAGGGCCCTGTGGAGTGGTCTTTCTCCGGGCCTGATCAGACCTGCTACACCGCGCAAATAGTCGGAGCGCAGTCTGCCATCTCTTGCTACTACCCCTCCCCTGTTCCTCTAACAGTGAGCATCACAGATGGGACTGCGACTCTGACAGCAGAAATCAAACTGACCGGAAGTTGAAAATTCAGTTGAATAAGAGGTGACAATCATGCTGAACAAGCCAAGATGTCAAAAGGCGACCAACCAGACAGGAAAGCAGGCCCTATACTGTGAGGGAAGGTTCCTGTGCGCCCACCAGTACAACTGCCCACAGACCCGGCAGTACGAGAATACTCCGGGCTTTCAGGAGTGCAAGCGGCTCCAACCGCAGAACCGATCCCCTTCTGTCGGATACCACCAAAACGTCATCCCTCGGGTAAAGAACCTGAAGTCGGTGGAGCAGGCCCCGGATGCAACAACTGTCCTTCCCAGCGGGATGTATGTACGGAACGTCATCCCGAATGCCGAGGGCAAGGCCGAGGAAACTATTTCTGGTAAAGAAGAAGCGACACACATAACTAAACAAAAGAAGGAGACGCAGAATGGAAAACAAGTTCGCAAGTCTCGAAGCAGAAAGCGTAAAGAAGGCTGACACCTACCTGAGCATCGCCAAAAAGACCGCCATCGTCAAACTGTTGGCCCCCGGCTGCATTGAGCAGGTGGATGTGCTACCGAAAAGTGAAAACGCAAACGTTCAACCAATACCGCCCCGCTGGCAGGAGAACATTTTGGGGAAGCGGCTGATTATGTCTTATGTGCTGGCAGGTATCTATCTTCACCTGATCGACGTGAACGGACTTTACAACAGTGAGACCCCGAAGTTCGAGTTCACCGCCCGGCAGTATGACATCTTTTCCAAAACCTACGGACAACTGGAAGGGATGAAGCGGGATGACAATCCGGAGGTGCGAGCCCACGCCGCCGCCATCCTGTCTGACTACCGGGACTTTGAAAAACTCCTGAATGCGGAAATCTATAATCTGCTCCAAGTCAAAAATGATCTGCTTTCCCGAGTTGTAATGCTGTTTACTGCACAGAGTACCCCGGAAAGCATTCAAAATGCGTTGGATGCCCTGCACGAAGTGCAGACAGAGGCCGAGGCACAAGCCCGCAAGAGTAAGGAATGGCTGGAACATGTGCGGGCAGAAAAGGGGGAGTAGGCATGTGGCCTTCACCTACCTATCCATATCAACGAGATCAGCAATATATAAAGTTCATCGGTGCAGAGAACATCCCCCGCCAAGTTTGCACTTATTTGATGGACATGCCACTGCCGAACTACAATCCCCCCACTGAGAACATCTATCCAAGGGTACGGCTGATGAAGTACCTCTTCTATGATGGGATTTCCCCGCTGGACGAGCCGTGTCCGACGACGGAACAGAAGTTGTCCGTTCTATTTGACCCGGAACATCCAACTGCCCCAGTCTCCCCAGAGAAGGGTTACCGTATCTTCCCGCAGGCATATGTGGCTCAGGCACAGAACATCGGGGACACCTCATTACGATGCTATATGGGCCAGACAGTGGCAAAAGGGTCGTACCGTGCCGAACTGTCTGTGATCTTCGAACTGACTACCAATGTCAACTATGAATCTGCATCCGGCTACGCCATATCCCGCACCTATGCCATGGAGTGCGCTCTGATTGAGGCGTTAAACGGCGTGAATATGAACGGTGTTGGCACATTCTACTTTGACCGCACACAACACCCGTCCTGCGGCTCATGGAACATCGACGACAGGGGAACCAACCTGGGACGGAGGGTGATTCTCGGCCTGACATGGCAGGACTGAATTAAAAAGACCTACGCTCAATTGTGAGCGCAGAAGGGCCATTAGGGGCCACACAGGAGAGCATATTTCTTCTGTGTGGCCCCCTGCTTTTGTTTACCAGGAGGCATCAATCATGCCACTCACTCAGGAACAGCAGGAAGCCGTCCGTATGGGCACACCAATCGAATGGAACGGCCTGACCCTGTTTCCAATATTGATGAAAGACTATAACAGGTTTATCATCGCCCAAATGGGCCTTACGGCTCAACAGCAGACACTACCAAGTAAATACGTGGTTATGCGCTATCTGGAAGCCCTGTATGCGCTTGACTACGACGTGCGAACCAATGGAGGCCCACAGGGCGGTTTTTTCTCCCGTATCCTACTCTTTTTGATGCTTTCTTTGCGGCTGGAAGTGAGAAAAGGGCTGGATGGAGAAGAATACATTCCCATAGGCATCCAGACGGAGAAGGACAACCCACGGAAGTTGACCGCCCTGGAAGTGACGCAGGGTGAAGTGAGCGTTGAGATCACCCCGCAGAACTTCGTTCAGCTCCGGGAAATCCTGGCCGCACAAAACGAAGTGGAACTTCCAGACGAAACCCTGAACGCCGAACTGGTGCAGGCGGAACGGGACTTGGCTACGAAAAGTTCTCTCAACCTCGTACCAGATAGCGAGGCTCTGATCTACTCCGTCTCTGTTAAAACGCAGATACCCGTCGAAGATATATTCCAATGGACGGTAAGGCGATTCGTTCTGACAGAGCGGGCCATTGACCGAATCACCGGACACCTTGTAGCCGCACTTTCTGAGGCAGCGGGAGCCAAATATAAGAACGGTAACCCGTGGCCCTCCTGGAAGTACGACCGTGACAAACATTCAAGCGCACTCGTCTCCCTTGCGGAACTCACACAGAGGCTATCCGGTTCTGTGGAAGCGAGATAGCCAATCCACCTGAAAGAAAGGAGCAAACGTCTCTATGATTACTGCTACTCTGAATGGCCGTCCCCTGTACGCCAAGGGCACCATGGATGTAAAGATGTTCGACCCTGCTACCAATGACTTGGTATATTACTCCAACAAAATGTCCACTTCGCAGTTGGCGTCCACCATCAACCTAGGCCCCATCAACGCAGGTATTGGCAACCCCATCGTCATCCAGATTCCAGACACTCCCTCTCTGACCATGAACCTGACCGCCGCCGACTTCTCCCTTGAGGGCCGCGCCCTGTCCGTTGGCGGGAACGTGGTCTATAACGGCGTGGTACCCGTGGATGAGGCGGTGGAGGCCAACGGAACCACCCTGACCGTGATGCAGACACCAGTTGCCCCCCTTGGCGGCTGCAACGTAGTTGGCTACATCAACAACGGTGGCACCGCCTATCCCATCGACCCTGATACTAAGCAAATCCAGGGATTCACCGCCGTGGCGGGCACCACCTACTGTGTCCACTACTACACCACTAATCCCTCTGCCAAGCAGCTTTCCATTGAGACTCTGATGAATCCTGCCGTGGTGCGCGGCTTCATCACCATCCCTGTCTACTCTACTGAGGGCAGCGCCTCCAACGCCAATACCGGCTCCCGTGTGGGCTCCCTCTACATCACGATCCCCCGTGGTCAGCTCGCCGGCGACGCTTCCACCGAGGGCTCCCAGACCACCGCCGCCACCACCGTCATGAACTTGACCGCTCTGTCCTACGACGAGGCGTGTGAGCAGGGCATCCAGTGCGGCGGCTCCTCCTCTCCCAAACTGGCCTACATGGTACTGGAGCTGTTCGGCAACCCCGACCAGAACGTGGAGAGCTTGGCTATCGTGGGCGGCAACGATATCACTGTCACCGCCGGTTCTCCCTACACTATCCCTGTAAAGTATGAGATGGACAACGGCGAGATTGTGACCCCCGACCTGACCAACTTTATCTACACTCCAGAGGACGGCGGGCTGTATTTCAACGTCTCCCCCAATGGCGTTATCACTGGCACTGCCAATGGCACCGGCAATCTGGTCATCACCTCCAAGTATAACTCTGAGCTGACTACCGCCGCCGCTGTGACCGTGGAGGGTGGGGCCAGTACGCCAACTTCCAATGTCACCTTTCAGCTCACCACGCCTTCCTCCGGCAGTGATAACAAACTGAGTGGCGGAGGCGGTACCTACACAGTGGATGTAGATGTGGTGAACGGAACTTCCTCTGTGGTCGTGACCGGCACAAAAACCGCTACTCAGAGCGTGGTCATCACCGGAGCCAACGCCTCTCTAGTAACCGCGGCTGGTAATGACACCATCCCCACCTACACCATTGATACCTCCTCCGTCGCCTCTGACGGCGGCACCCTAAACTTTACCCTTGGGGTGACCGAGGCAGGCAAATCTCCCATCTCCTACGCCTTTGATGTGACCGTTGCCGCCCCGCCTGATGACACAGCGGACATGACCTTTGACCTGACCACACCCAGCAAGAACGAATCCAACACCATCAGCGGCGGCGGCTCCAACAGAACCGTCACTGTCAACGTACAGAATGGCACCGGGAGCGTGGTGCTCACCGGCACAAAAACATCCGCCCAGGAAGTAAAGGTCGGCGGCACAAACGCCAGTGATGTCAGTCCGGCCGGGAGCGCAACCGCCCCTACCTATACCGTCAACACAAGCAGCGTTTCCGCCGCGGGTGGCTCAAAGTCCTTCACGCTGACGGTAAGCGAGGATGCCCATAGTACCATCGTCTACAATGTGACGGTCACTGTGGCCTCACCTCCTCCGGCGACCGCAGATGTGACGTTTGCGCTGACAACTCCGGGCAGCGGGGGCGGGAACAGCCTCAGCGGGGGCGGAGCGAGCAAGACCGTGACGGTCAACGTCGTGAACACCACGAATAGCGTGGTCATTACGGCAACCAAGACATCCGGACAGACGCTTTCCAAGGGCGGCACCGACCAGACGAATGTGACGATTGGGGATAATTCTACGAAGCCCACCATCACAGTGGACACCACGAGCGTCGCCACAGATGGCGGAAGCAAGAGCTTCACCATTGCCGTCAATGAGGGGAGCCACGCCTCGATCACCTACAACATCACGGTAACTGTGGCCGGTGGCGGCTGATATCCAGCACAGCTAAACCGACAGCCCTCCCCTAGGGCAACTGAGGCGGGGGCCGAAACTGAATAGAGTTGGGCTATTAAATGTCCGAGAGGGCGCGCTTTTACCAATCATGGCAGAAGTGCGCCCTCTTACTTTAAGGAGGAAAATTGATTGAGTTTACTGGAACGATACCAGACTATGTCTGCAAAATTAGATGCTGCTATTGACAGCGCACTTGAACATGAAGTGGCCGAGGTTGTCAAGGACATTATTTTGGAACAGGCAGTGAGCGCAGTTTATAGCTATCCCGCAACCGCACCAGCCATGTCCAGCAGACGCAAATCTGACGGGGGTCTTGGAGACCGAGGGAATCTAAGTGCGCGCGTCGAAGCAGGGCATGTTCTGATTGTGGAAGATGTTGCCCCCCTTCAAGGAACGGATTATGGCATAGCCCTTTCTGATGTAGTGGAACATGGCCTGGGGAATTACCGCCAACCGGGTCCACGACCTTTTTTAAATCGCTCTGAAACTGAGGCGGTTAGTTCTGGCCGGGCCGCCGCCGCACTCCTTTCTGGCCTTGCAAGGCAAGGCGTTACCAGCAGCGGCTTCGGAGTGCAGAAAAAGTGAGGCGGCCCATGCATTTCAGTACTGATGCGCCTCATACTACAGATTCATAAATAGTCGGATTTCTGGACAGGAGGGGGCGGCATGTTCAGGTATTTCTCCAGACCAATTGCTTTTTTTAAGAGGGGCACAATACCGTCTAGATTCGATTGGTTAAGCCCTTTATACCGACACTCGATCTTCGAGAGGGAGCCCGACTTAGTGCGATAGTTAATCTCGAAGTATTTTCGATACATAATAGTTCCCTCTTTTGCCGCCATTGCACCAACAATAGCACCCGTATCGCCGCCAATGGCACCACCGATCGCAGCCCCGGTTAGTACACTCCCTTTTACGTATTCTTCTCGTGTCACAACCCCATAAGAGACGATTTGGGAAAACGGGAGGAAGCGCTCTATTTCTTTCTCTTGAAAAATCAATTGCACCCTTTTTTGATCTAAAAGAAGATTGATACATTCGCCTGATATTCCAGGAACTCCCTGCAATCCAAACAGAAGTGTCTGCGGCAAAGATTCCCGGTATAGCCTTTCTGCATTTACACTGTCCAGCAATAGACCGGCATTTTTGAAAGAGTTTCGGACACATATGCATCCAAGCACTACAATAACAATTCCGATTAAAGAAATAGCAACGCCTAGCGATACCTCAATGTGCATAGCAAACAGAATACCCAGAATCACGACTCCCACTCCAAGGAAAGTCCCACCCACATTCTGCTTCCAATACTTGAGCTTGGTGCGCATACCCTCTCCACAGGCTTGACACCGTTCAATCGTGCGGCTTTGAATATGCCCGCAATGGGGACAGCAGATTTCCCCGTCTTTCATATTTTTTACAGGATTTTGTGTGCCAATTAAATTGTTCAGTGGTGTTCCGCAGTTGATACACTCTACATTTTCCTCAGACTGTCTTTGCCCGCAGGATGGGCAGTTGATAAGCCCCATTTTCTCTCCCTTCCTTCCCCCGAACAAATTACATTTTTTGTTGAGACTATTATACTACTTTCCTATTTTTACAGCAACCAAAAAATCATAGGAGGATTTTAAAATGCCTGATGAAGTTGTTACTTTAAAAGTGACCCTTGACGCAGCCAAAGATATTGAATCCCGGTTGAGGACAATGGATTCCTTAATGGATAGCCTGCGCAAAAACAGTAATGTCAAGCTGACCGTAGATACCAGTTCTTTCGATAAGCTCATCAATGAAACGAAAAAGTACCTTTCTTCCGTGACTGAGCAAGTAAACCAGAAGTTGCGGCTTGCCACTACCTCCCAGGAAATTCTTCTAGCGGAGAAAACTTTGGCGACCGAAGCGGCCCGGCTGGCAGCCGCATATGAAACGGCAGAGACGAAAGCTCGCAGTTTGGGACAGGCAACTGGGGAAGTTACGTCCACCCCCCTTCAGCATCAGATTGACGCCTTAACTGGGGTTTCAAATGAATTTAAGTCAGCCGCAGAAAGCGCCAAATACTTTATTGACGTTGAGAAAAAGATCGGTTCCGAGACCGGGAATCGTGTCGATGTTAGAAATGATTTTGGGACCAACAGCATACAGGACTACATAACCAATGTAGAGAAGCTGGAAAATGCAACTGTCTCCGCAACCAAATCCGTAAAGGTGGGTGAAAGCACCTTCCAGCAGTTCTCTGTTGCGGCCCAAAAAACAAACGGGGATGTAAACAAATTTACCTACTCCATTGATACCGCTACGGGCGCTGTTTATAAAATGGATCGTGGGTTTTCTTCTCTGGGCCAAAATGCTGTTTCTGCACTTAATAAAACATCCTCTGCCGCCAAAGAGGTCGGTTCCGAATTTGGAAACATGTTTAAAAACATGCTCCTTTCGCATGTTATAAACACTTTGATATCTACCCCAATTACACTATTACAGTCTGCACTCGACGAGCTAAAGGCTGTTGATACCGAGTTGGTCAACATTCAAAAGGTTATGGGCGCCACTGCTGGCGAGATGGAAAACCTCTCTGAAAAGGCATATGAAGTAGGGTCTTCCCTTGGTATCGCCGCTTCGGACTACTTGGCTTCTGTTACTAAATGGGCACAGGCTGGCTATGGTTCTCTATCTGATGAACTGGGCGAACTTTCGGTAAAAACGCAGAAAGTGGGCGATGTGCAGGAGGCTACCGCCAACCAATTTCTTCTGTCGGTTGATGCTGCCTATAAATACAAGGGAAATATCTCTGAACTGACAAAAGTTCTGGATGGAGCCAACGAGATCTCCAACAACTACGCCACCAGCGTTGAAAAACTCGCCGGTGGTATGGGCATTGTGTCCTCCCTGGCTGCACAGACCGGTATGGAGGTTCAAGAAACGATGGCGGCCATAGGCACGATCACTGCCGTCACCCAAGAGTCTGGCAACAGCGCCGCCCGCGCCCTCCGTGCCCTGATTTTGAACATCCAGGGGTCTACCGAGATTGCTATTGATGAAGCGAGTGGTGAACGCTGGACAGAGGATGAGATTAAGGCCACTGCCGCCGCTCTGGGCGATCTGAACGTTGCAACCCGCGAGTACAAGGACGGTGTAGAGCAGCTACGGAACCCCATGGATGTTATCGGAGAACTGTCCGAGAAATACCGAAAGGGACTTATCAGCGAAGTCCAGCTCCAGGAAGTCGTATCCTCTCTGGGCGGAAAGGTACGATCTAACCAACTGCAAGCTCTTATCTCCAATTATGACATGTACGAAGAGATGCTAGATACCTACGCTGATAGTGTAGGTAGCGCTGACCGGGAGTTGGACATCTACCTGAATAGCTGGGAGGCAAAGACAAACCGGCTGAAGAATCAGTGGGTAGAACTCGTGGCCTCCTTCCAGGCCAATGATGCAATCAAGGGAATATTGGATATCGCAAATGCGCTTATGGAGGTTGCTAATACCCCTGTTGGCAATATTCTGGTAGTAGCAGCAGCAATAGCAACTCTCAATGCCTCCTTTGCTGGATTCGCCGCTACAACAGGCGGTGCTGCATTTCTTGGAAAGTTCAAAGGATTCCTCACTGTGTTTGACGACGTAGGCAATGCCACCACAAAAGTCGGGAAACTCACCGCAGGTTTTAAGGGACTTGGGAGTGCTATTACTACTGCCCTAGGGCCAATTGGAATTGCTTTGACGGTTTTGTATACTCTTGTCACTGTCATTGACGCATTGACGGTCAGCGCCGAAGAGCAAAAGGAGAAGGTCGATGCTCTCTCTGCTGAATATCAAGATGCTACAACAACTCTGGAGTCACTGGAGAACCAATACAAGGATAATACCGACCGACTTAATGAACTCAACAGTCTAAAATCTAGCGGCGATTTTACTGTGAACGATCAGGAGGAACTTGACCTTCTTAACGAACAGAACTTTTCGTTAGAACGCCAGATCATACTTCAAGAGAAATTGGCGGAGGCCAAGAAAAGGCAGCTTGCAGAAGAGGCAAACACCGCTTTACGCAAAGGTTTTTCTGAGACCTCTGATGTAAATTTTCTGACTGGATTCTTCTCGTCTGCTTATGACCAGCTTTTCGGCGGAAACAGTCAAGCCTTAAATGACTTTTTCCGCCAGTTCAGTATGAATATAGCCGGTGCCTTGGACGGCTTTGAAGGTCAGGCAAATTATATTTCTGGCCGTCTGGATGATCTCAATAAACAGAAGGAAGAGTTCCTTTCTGAGCACGGAAGCAATCAGAGTACCTGGAGTGAGGAGGAACTAAAGCAGTTCGATAAACTGGAGAACCGGATTGCTAACGCCGATGAAATGGCAATCATCTTCTACAACGAAATGCAAGGCTATATCGGCAACCTGACGAATGAGGAAGATATTGCTTACTGGCAAGAAATTGCCGATTCTTTGTTTGCCGCAATCGCCCCAGCCATGTCGCTCCGTTCCCAGATTGAGTCTTTAACCTCTGCAATGGACTCTGCCACACATACCGAGTTCAATGATGTGCTTACCCAAATGCGGGAGGACGGCGAAGTAACTGAAAGCGAAATCCAGACCCTTATCGACAAATTTCCAGTGCTTAATGCACTCTTAGAGAGCGGTGAGTACACACTCAAAGATCTGGCGCAGTATTTCTCCGGTGCTGGCGGAGAGGCAATTTTGTTTGGCGACAATGTAGAAGATGCATCAAATGAAATAGAGCAGATGGAGGCAGCCGCCGATGCCCTTTCGGACACCCTAAACGAACTTGAATCCGCTCTGAGCACCTTGGACAGCGCCCAGGACGAGCTTTCGGAGAACGGGAAGCTATCCATTGGAACAGTTGATTCCCTGATTCAACAGTTTCCGGAGCTGACTGGCCTTCTCTATGAGTATCTGGCCGGTTTGGTGTCTGAGCAGGAACTCCAAGAGGCCCTTTCTGCTCAGTACAACAATACAACCAATGAGTACAAAAAGAACATCATTGAAAAGATGATGTCCAACAAAGAATTTTACAAGAATACAATTCTCACAAATACAAACATTGTTTCCAAACTAGCCGAGCTGGGCATAACCGACCTTGAAAACTACCAAACTCTGGAGGAGCTTAAGGAAGAAGTAAACCGCCGTATTCAGGAGCAGATGACCAAAAACGCAGATAAAGGAAAGGATGACCGCAAAAAGATCTACGGTCAAGAAGTAGAGGCTTTCACAGTGGCCCAAGCATCCATGCTTACTGCTCAAGCCCTATCCCTGGATAAAATGAAATCTAAGAGTTTGACCGACCTCCTTAACGAAAAAAATGGAATAGGTCAAGGCGAATATTTCGAATTTGGGCAACAGAAACCAAGCACAAATTCCAACGGCGTAGTATCGGACTATTGGGACGACGTTATGGACATCCTATCGTCCGCAATCGAAATTCCCTCCCTTTCCTTTGATTCTTCCTCCGGAGGTGGATCGTCAGGAAAAGGTACATCCTCTAAATCTTGGTATGAGGAGGAAATCGACCGTCTAAAAGATTTAGTTTCCCGTACTAAGGACACCAATACTTTGCTTGAAAAGGAAGAAAAGAACTCCTACCAGAAGCGTATTGTTAATATCCAGGCTGCTCAAGCTGAAATTCATAAAACGGCGAATCAGTTCCGCGCTAAGGGCCTATCTGATACCTCCGACGAAATCAAGCAGCTTAAGTTGATGTATCATGATCTCGCAGATGAGGTAGTTTCTATCTATCAGGAAATGCACGATGATCTGATGGAGAATAACAATGACCGCGAGTGGGAGCTTAACCTTTTCAGGAAGAATCGGGAGCGGGCCGACCGGAGTGTTGAGGAGATTGTCGCTGACAATGAGAAAATTGTTGCAGAGTACAAAGCCATGCAGCAGGAGGTGGCCGACCTTGCCGCCTACTACCGCTCCATGGGTTATGACGAGACGGACGACCTAATCCAAGACCTCTCCGACGCATGGTGGGACTACCAGGAGCAGCTCGAATCGGTCTATGATTCCCTGACCAAAGCCTTTGAAGATTACATCTCAGAATCCGACCGACAGATTCGTACCCTGGAGCGCACCACTGGCACAGCAGGCCAGCAGATAGAGATTTATACCCAGAGGATAAACGAGGCCAAGAAAGCCCTGCAGGCTCTCCAGTCGACGAATATCAACGGCATCAACAATGAGCGGATTGGGAGTATTCAAGACCAAATCTACTCCGACGAGGACGCTATCTCCAATATCCAGGATGAACTCTGGTCTGAATTGGAGGCTGCCGTCAATAAAGAGTTCGACAAACTCCAGGATGAAATTGACGATGCCCAGGACATGTTGGACAAGTTCAATGAGGCCGTAGAAAAACTTGATGAAGAACTCCAAAATAAAATCGAGCCTCTGCAAGAGCAGATCGAGGAATGGCAGGACAGGTTAGAGGAAGTTCTAGAACCCATCGAGGAAAAGCTGGATGACCTGAATGAACAGCTTGAGGCCGAACGGGATGCACTGGAGGCCCTGACTGATCCTCTGCACAAGGAAATCGAGGGCTACTACACGGTCAACCCAGACGGAACAATCGGCGAGTACGTTCCAGGCATTAACGACCGGCTGGACGATCTAAATGATCAACTCGATAAAGAAAACGAGAAGTGGAATGAGCAGAAAGAACGTGAGGAAGCTGCGCTGGCTCTCCAGAAAAAAGAATTGGCTTTACAGGAAGCCATCAAAAACCTGGAACAGGCCCAGCTCGATCTCGAAACTGCCAAAAACGAGCGTACTATCTATACTTTAAAAGATGGTGTATGGGGCTGGAGAGCTGATGAGCAGGCTATTCAGGATGCCGAAGACGCTTTAGAGGATGCCGAGCAGGCCAAAGAAGATGCAGAGAAAGAGCTAGAAGATCTGAAGGAGCAGCAGGCGCACGACAAAATCATTTCCAACTTAGAAGACCAGATCAAAGCATTAGAAAAGCAGAAGGAGTTAATCAATAAACAAATTGATGCCTATGAAAAGGAGAGTGAGGCCCGGCAGGATTACATTCAGGACCAGATTGACTACTGGGAGAAGGAGAAGGAAGCTCAGGAGGAGCACTACAACGATCTGATTGAGGCCAACCAGAAGGAAATCGAGGCATGGGAAGAATACTACGAAAAACGCAAGGAAGCCTACGATGATGATATCGAGTTCTGGGGAAATAAGGTAAAAACTCTACAAGAACAGTACGACGCATGGGCCGAGCGCTGGAGCGACATTCAGGATTCCATGACCGAGGATGTCCGATCCATCGAAGAAATCCTTTCTGACATCGCCAAGTATGGCACTCCTGAAATGAAAGCCCAAGTGGATAACATCACGGACCTTCTCCGGGACATGGGCGTGGCGCTTGGCGATTTCAATTCTAGCATTGACAGCGGTCAGGCCGGAGGAGGAGGCCAGAACGACCAGAACATCATTGACCAGATGAAGCAGAATGCCCAGAAGTGGTGGGATGCCACTCTGCGGGGCGACAAGGAAACAGCCGACTACTATGATAAACTGAACTATCAGCTTGGCACCAGCATTGGTGCGCATCGTGACCACAATGGTGTTTGGTGGGATAAGTACGGAAACAAGCTGTTCGACACGCCATCTTCGTCTGGAAACGCCTCTGGCGGCCCTGCTTCGGGCGGGTCCTCCACTGGAGCGTCTGGTTCTGGCTCTGGTTCTACGAACTCTATGGTAGACGCTAACAATCAAATCAGTCAGCTACGAATGAACGCCATGCATGCCAGCGACTCTGAAAAGCGCTCCTTGTTTCAGGAAGCCAACCGACTAGCCGTATCGTATGGCGCAGTTTCTATACCATATACTTCTGATCCAGACGATTGGAAGTGGTATAACCGGAGTGGAGACTGGCTGTTTGACCAGGGTGGCATCGCTCGTGGCAAGGGCATGATGGTCAAGGGGACGGACACACCAGAAATGGTGCTCAGCCCTGTTCTGGCATCCGATGTGCTCAATCCAGTCAAAAACGAGGAATTTGACCGCTTTGTACGGGACATGGGCATCATGTTCGGAGCGGCGGAACGATACGCCCAGGACACCAGAATGGAGCCGGGCAGGTCCACCAGCAACGATAACCGCAACTATTCCCATCAGACATTTATCAACGGCGTGGAGATCGGGGACAGTATGCTTGACCGCCCCTTGTCAGAAGTCCTTTCTCTGCTGGGACTACACCGTAACTACTGATTTTCCCCCGACAAAAGTTGTTGCAATTTGAGTGGAAAAGCGGTAAAATAAGAAATAATAAGATACCAGTGCCGAATTGATGGCATAGAGGGGCCATTTGGGGCCGCTGTTGACTGTATAATGCAGTTGACAGTGGTCCCTTTTTTGTTTGTGCTGGAGGTGAGCCAGTGGCGCTATATCAACCGACCAATATTTTCCCGTCTTCCTTCGCGGGCGTGGGTGGCGGCGTGGTGGATGTGACGCAGCCTCTCACCGTATCGTGGCAGGTCAACGGCTCCTCAGCCATGACCGCCTATCAAATCAAAATCTACGAAAACACTACCGCCTCCAAACTCGTCTACAACAGCGATCGTGTAAACCTACAGCACCCCTTCTACGGTATGACCTCCACAGGTGATGTGAACTACTTCCAGGTCACCATCCCTGCAAATCGGCTGACCAACCTGTCCAACGGCTTCTCCAGCGGGTACAAGATGCTGATCACACAATGGTGGAACGGCGGTTCCATTCAGCAGTTATCCCCCTCCTTTTTCCTGACACGGACAAATCCGGCTGTGACCGTCAGTGTACCGGCCACCGTCACATCACGGAGTGTGACCTTCACCGGTTCCTATACCCAGGCCCAAGGCGACACCCTGGACTGGTTCCGGTGGGAATTGGCCCTCCAGGACGACCCGGAAAGCCCGATTGAGGACAGCGGGTACATCTACGGCACCGAGGACATCCAAGTCACCTACGATGGTCTATTCACCAATACAGCCTATTCCGTGCGGCTGACCATCCAGACAGAGAACGGCGTACAGGCTACTACCGGCTGGCAAAACTTCACGGCACAGTATGACGTGTCCGATATGAAAGGCTATGTGGATGCCTGTGTATCCCCGCTGGAAGGTGTAATTATCCAGTGGCCCCGCATCTCTTATATCAACGGAAAGCCGTCCGGGCCTCATCAGTTGACCGGCGGACAGCTCAGATTGCCCGCAGGGTCAAGCATTACCTGGGACGAGCGAAATGGGGAGCCGATGAACATCCCTACACCCTGGTCGCTTGCATGGTCGGGCATCGTACCTTTGACTGGCACTTCTCCTGTCTGGCGGATCACCGGGGATGGACATACATTGTCCCTCTCCATTGAACCGCACTTGATTTCTCTGATCCTGGACGGTGCGGTGCTGGCCTCTGTGGAGATACCCCACCTTTTGGTGGACTATACAATCCGCATGGTACTAACGCCCCGTGAACTCCACATGTATTATCCGGTGCAGGAAGGCGGGCTTTATCCATCTTCCGTCCTTTTCCCATCCGCCACGCTCTATCCTATGGGCGGGGATGTATCCTGGGAGCGGTTCACCTATCCGCTGACGTGGGTCCAACCGGATATCGAATCTATCACCCTATATGGAGAACAGCGGTGTGACTACATCATGGTCAGCGGCGGTGAGGTTTCCGGCGCTTTGCTGGGAGACCTGTTGACCAACTTCGAGTTTGAACCGAGCTGGACACTGGACACCTGGTTTTTGGCAACCTTCAACGGAACCGGCATCAATGGCGGCAACATTACTCCGTCCGGCGACAGCATCACCGGCGCAGCAGTCTACCGGCTGAAAAAGGGTGACCGGCGACTGCAACTGGTAGCGAATGTGGGTATCGGCAGTTCCACATTGGTGGATGAGGGGTTCCGCAATCAATCCACCTATACCTACTATGTGTTCGTGTTGGGGACAAATACTTATGTATCTGCCCCGCTGATCTCCAACCCGGTCACACCTATGTTCTGGAACTGGACCGTGCTGGACTGCTCGGTAGATTCCAACGGAACATACCATCTGGAGGAAGCGCACCTGTTTCGCAACAGTGTAAGCACGGACAGTATCAGCAACAACAATGCCCCATCCATGCTTCAAAATTTCACACCCTACCCGCTGAGACAGCCATCCTCCTACAACTTCAAATCTTCTACCCTGACCGGCTACATCGGACGGGTGGACATGAAACTGAATCAGTACATCGACACAGTGGATATGGCAGAGGCCCTTTATAACCTGTCTGTCAGCAACAATCCCAAGTTCCTGCGGGACAGGAAGGGTAATCTCTGGCGCATTCAAACCAATGCTGCCGTGTCCATGCAGACCGGGGACACGATGGTCCCCCAGCCCTACTTCGGTTCTTTCCCGTGGGCTGAGGTGGGAGCGGCGGACGGTATCTCCATCATCTGCCAGCCGGGTGACGGGGCGTGGGACAGCACCACCGGGCAGGAGCCGGACAGTGGCGAGACCGTGACCAAAATCGTTGTGACTGCCCCATTTGGGTCTACCGTAACCCTGACCAATGGGCAGGAGAGCTATACAGAAGTCTGCTACGGCTACATCACCTACCAGCCCGCCACGCCGGGCGATTGGACGGTGACGGCTATGCGGGATGGCTCGTCGGCCAGCGAGACCATCACCATGGCAGAGGGCGTGACATACTACGTGGGGCTTGTCATCACGGAGGTCTACGCCACACTTATTATTGCCGCTCCATCTGGTACCGTCATCACAGTATCCCAGGGGAGCGAGTTCGAGGAAACAAAAGTAGTCCCGTAGTGCGGACAGGAAGGAGGATTCTTTTTCATGGCACAGGTAGAGTTTCAAGTCCCCGGCCCCGGCACCTACATCATCGAAGCCGCCCCGTCCCTGCCTCCCCTGTCTCAACCGGGCACGGCAGCGGACGTGTTGACGGGCGAACAATTCTATGGTGAGGACGGGAACCCTGTCACGGGCACGATGCCGGATAACCCCGCCGAGGCCGTGATCATCCAGGGCGGCGGTTCCTACACCATCCCCAAGGGCTACCACACGGGCAAAGGCACCGTGACCAGCGAGGGAACAGAACTACCCACGCTGGCCAACCCCGCCAACGCTGGAGAAATTATCTCCGGCAAGCAGTCCATCGGACAGAACGGCGAAACCCTGACTGGTACAATGCCCAACAACGGGGCCGTGAGCAAGGACTTGACCGCCGGGGAGAAGTACATCATCCCGGCTGGTTATCACAACGGGCAGGGCAAGGTGACTGCCCCAACTGTTGCAAGCGAGACCCCCGGCACAGCAGAAGCCGTTGACATTCTCTCTGGGAAAACTGCATGGGTCAATGGGGAGCAGATCACAGGAAGCATTCCAACCAAGACCGCAGAAGATGTGACGATTCAAGGCGCATCCGTGAGCGTCCCCAGTGGCTACTACGGCCCCAACATTGCAAAGGCAATTCCCACGGTAGAACAGACCGTTCCCACCATTTCTGTCAGCCCAGAGGGCCTTATCACTGCCCAAGCCCAGCAGACAGAGGGATTCGTGGCGGGCGGAACAAAGTCTGCCACGAACCAACTCCCTGTGCAGGGAGCTCAGACGATCACGCCCAGCACCACGGCTCAAACCATCCAGCCCAACGTGTACCTTACCGGGGCGCAGACTATCCAGGGGGATGAGAACCTTGTTCCTGGGAACATCAAGGAGGACGTGTCCATCTTCGGCGTGACGGGGACTTATGCGGGAAGCGGCGGTGATTTCGCTGTTCCGCTCACCGTAACCGTGGACAGCGGGGCAACTGTTACAGCGATGAATGGAGATACGACGTTGACAGCAACATCTGTTAATAGGCAAGCAAAATTTGTTTTGAATAGCGGTGGAAACTGGAACATCACCGCCAGCTTGGACGGTCGTGTTGGGCAAACCTCCATTTCAGTTGAATCCGCGTACTCCGCCTCTATTACGCTGCCAAGCGCAGATCCAGTATTTGGCGTAGCGTGGGACAAAAATGATCCGTCCACCACATTGACTCGCCTGACCCCCAGTACCGACCCAAACACCTATGTGACTGGAACCATTGCAGGAGAACCATCCCCGGCGGTGGGAACAGGAGATGGAAGTTCACCTTTTGATAGTTATATGCCATGGAGCGGTATGTATGTTTGCAATCTGTCGGTGAACGGTGTGGAAACTGCAAAGAAGGGAGAACCGGGCTTCTCTTACTCTAACTCTGATGTGATGGTCTATATTCCAGTATTTTATTACCATGTGGAGGATATCGGAAATGTCAGATATTTCTATATTACTGCTGACGAAAGAGCTGGTTTTGAATTGCACCCCGGTTCTGGAAAATACATTGCCCGATATAACACGATTGATGGATACAATTCCCAATCCGGTGCCACCCCACTTGTCAATGTGACACGGGAGACAGTACGCACTAATTCCCGCGCAAAGGGAACCGGATGGGACGGATATGACTACATGACATGGTGCGCTGTATGGCTCCTGTACCTTGTAGAGTTTGCCGATTGGAACAGCCAATCGGTCATCGGGGCTGGAATTACAAGCGCAAGTGGCGCACAAAATACCGGCGGTACAGACTCCATGACCTACCACACCGGAAGGGCCGCAGGGACAGACAGCCTCTCCGCAGTCCAGTACAGGGGGATTGAGAATCTATGGGACAACGTTTATGAGTGGATCGACGGCATCAATTTTGACGGACGAGTCGCCTATATCTGCACCAATCCGGCCAACTATGCCGATGACACCACCAGCAATTATACTGCTACTGGCGTGACGCTCTGCTCCAGCGGCTGGATCAAGGATCTGGGCCTCAGCAACAATTTCTCCTGGTCCTTCCTCCCGGATGCCGATGGAGGAAGCGAGACTACCTATATCCCGGATTACATATACTCGGGCTCCAGTTGGCGGGTTCTCTATGTCGGGGGCTCTTGGAATAGTCGCTTGTATGCCGGGCTCTTTTGCTTCTATGCTGGCTTATCATCGTCGACCTCGAACAGCACCATCGGTACGCGGCTCATTTTCCGCCCCTAATGGGGGATCTGGGGCTGCCCTCCGGAACTCCGAAGGTTTACCCATGGCCGCAAGCCGGGGGCAGATCACCAGCAATGAGGCAAGCAGGATTCTGAACATCTGAACAGAAAAAGCCGCCCCCTTTTTTGGGGGGGCGGCGGGAATAGGCAAAACGCGGCGCATGTGGTATGCTAGGATCGGCGCTGCAATAACGGCAGGCGGTTAGCCACACCCTCCGAAAGGGGGTGAGGCCCTATGCGGATCACATTACATATCGGGCGGTTTACCGTTACGATTATTGTGAAAAGCAGAAACCGCCACCCTGGCCGGTGACGGTTTCCATTTGGAAATTTAGTTAACTGCTTGGGCTAACCGCTTGTTGCAGCGCCTTTCTACCTCTATTATACCATCCCGCTTCGGTTTGTCAACGACGAATCGAGTGCGGGATTTTTGTTTTCCTGCCCGGCAGAAAGGAGGGAGCGCCCCATGCCAGCGCCTACACCACAACGCTATCTGCAATATCTCTCCGCTGTGCGCGGGGAGTTCACCAAGCTGGCCCGACTAGATTTTCTGCAACCGGACGGCTCTCTAGCCTTTTCCATTGACAACAACCCCCACAATCCCCGTTCCGGGGCGTTCATTCAGGAGGGGGAGTTGTCAGTTAACCTACAAAATGGGATGCGACGGCAAGCAACTGTAACACTCTCCAACCTGGACGGGGCCTATGACTACAACGTGAACAAGGTCTGGTTTGGACAGCAGATCAGATTGATGGAGGGCCTTGTTCTGCCCGACGGGACAGACTTCTATCTACCCCAAGGCGTGTTTTACGTCAAAGACCCGGAGGAAACCTTTCTGCCCAACCAGCGCCTTGCCCGGTACAATCTAGTTGACAAGTGGGCATATCTGGACGGGACGCTGTTCGGCAACTTGGAGGGTTGGGCACTCATTGAAATCAATGAGGATATCTTCAACGCCATTACCCAACTGCTTCTACGGGATAGAGGAAACGGACAGCCTATCGATAACATGGCCCCAATCTTCACGACCTACTATAATGGCAAGACGGTAAAATTGACGGACGGACGCATAGTCCCATGGACAAACACGCCATACACGGCCCGGTTTGACAACCGAAGCAACACCCTTTCTACCCTCTTGTTGGAGATGAACAAGATGCTGGTTGGGTGGATTGGGTACGACCAAGCGGGACACCTGCGGGTGGATGCCGCCTATGAGGACATATCGGATGCAGACAAGCCAATCCAGTGGGAGTTCTCCCCCCAGCGGGTGGATTTCCTAGGAGCGACTTATGCCGTCAAGAACACAGAGGTATTCAATGATATTATCGTCAACGGTGTGGCGCTGAATGGTAACCACGTCCCCTCCGGGCGGGCGATAAATCAAGATCCGTCCTCTGACACCAACATAGATCTTATGGGCCTGCGCACAAAGGTCTTCGAGGAAACCTGCTACTACGCCGATGAACAATGTCAAGAACTCGCGGAGTGGTATCTGAAGCAGAACTCCGTTCTGAAAAAGTCTGTGACCATTCAGTCCTCCCAGTTGTTTCATCTGGTAGAAAATGAATTAGTAACTATTACCCGGACGGACAAGCCAGGGAGTCCGGTAGAGCGGCATCTGGTCACCGGCTTTTCCCGGCCTATCGCACAGAACGGGCAGATGACTATTGACTGCACCAGCGTGAACGACTTCCCGGCGGCTTCCCCTTATCCCCTGCCCTCTACACTTGTTTATGCAACCATTGCCTGTGACGTGCGGGCGGGGGCCGTCGTGACCTGCTCACTAAGCGGCACCACTCTGAGGGGCGTATCAAATGGACTGGTAACGTTTCAGCTCCCGGTGGATGGATACGGAAAGTGGGAACTGGAGGGCACCTATAAGCCTGAAAGTGGAGCACAGGAAACGGCCAGCACAACGGTTTCTGTGGGCAGTCCGGGGCTTTATAATGCAACACTAAAGTTTCCAAGCGAGGTGAGCACATGACGTTCATTGGAGTTGACCCTGGAAAGAAAGGCTCACTGGCCCTGCTAGAAAATGGGGCCGTATCCATCTTTCCCTTTGACGAGGACACCTACATAGAAATGTTGGGCAAGGTAGCCCCCCACGCCTCCATCTGCTGTCTGGAACACGTCGGGTCTATGCCTGGGCAGGGAGTCACCTCTATGTTTCACTTTGGGGAAAACTTCGGCTTTATCCAAGGCGTTCTCAGGGCCTACAAGATTCCTTTTGAACTGGTACGTCCTCAGAAATGGAAGAAAGAGTTTTCTATCACCGGGGACAAGAACAGTTCCATTCAGGTATGCAAGCGGCTGTTCCCCGACGTGCGGCTGTTCAGGACAGCCAGATGTACAAAAGAGGATGATAATATGGCAGAGGCAGTTCTGTTGTCCGAATATGCCCGCCGCAAACTAGGGGTGGCACAATGCGAAAACGCAAGCTGAACGCACAAAATGAGGCCCTTGCCGTGTGGCGGGCCTTGGAACCGCAAATCGTGGAGGCTGTGCGTCGGGAAACCGCCGATTGTGTGCGGCAAAAGAAGCTGACGGTGGTGACCGCCCCCAACGGCACCACTATAGGCGTGATGCAACCGAATGACAGTACCATCTTCGAAATCCCCTACGTCTCCACCCTTGCCAATGTGCCCGTGGGGACTATGGTGCTGGTTCAATATTTTTACGGGATGTCAAACATGATAGCCGTCTCATTAGGGGACGGAACACAGCCGGAAGGAGTGTGACTTTATGCCCATTAAAGACGGAAAATATAAAAACCCTAATTGGGTCGACGGCGGCCCTCCAGCCGTTGATGCCGACGAACTGAACGCCATTTCCTCTACACTGGAGTCTCTGGATGCTGCTGGCGGGACAGGTGGCGACGGAAAGCGTTACGCCCGCATTGTGATCGGTACTTCTACCAACGGCTGGACGGCGGCAGACTGCGACTATCTATGTGACGGTGTAGACGATCAGGCAGAGATCAATCAGGCAATAGAAGCACTACCGTATATGGGCGGAGAGATTCTCCTTCTGGACGGAACCTATAACATCAACGGATATGTCGGCGTGTTGCGCAATAGTACCTTGAGGGGAACAAACCGTGAATCAACAATCTTGAAAAGGTTGTCCACAAATGGATATGACGAAATTACTGATTCCATACTTGTGGTATCCAATTCGTCTGTTCTTGCAGATATGACGATCGACGGAAACAAGTCTATTTGGCCGGAATCCAATGCCGGAGAAAGGGTCTCGGAAATATTGGCAGGCGGTGGAGCAATTATTTCCAATATTACTATTAGAAAGGCTATCAATTCTGCAATATATTATGAGCAAATTACAGCTGGAGTTGGTATAATTGAGGACTGTTCTTTTTCTGTTGCAAAACAAGGAATCTATATTGATTGTAGCGGAAACATCTTGATTTCAAGGTGCTATTTTGAAGTAGTAGATACGTTGGTTGATGCACACGGCATAAATATCAGGCAGGGGGCAGGAGAAGAAACTATGGTGTCACCGTTGTCGTGTGTTATTACTGACTGCACGTCACTTGCAGGTACTGGCGACATCATCTTAGACGGCACGGGTTTTAGCAAAGTGCAGAACTGCAATCTTGGGACGGTGATATTCAAAAACAGCTATCCAAATGGATCGGTCGCCGTAGAACGTGGAAGACATATTATTATGGGGAACACATTTCAACCCAACACTTATAACGATAATGCCATTTCCTTTGCAAATAACGTAAACAACTGCATTGCAATCGGGAACACTTTGGCCTCCGGGAGTATGAGGATACAAATCGAGGATAACGGAGAAAACAACATCATTTACAATGGTGCTTCCGGCGGTCAAGTCATCCTTACAACTTCTGGATGGAGTGCCAACACACAAACCGTCACCGCGCCCGGAGTAACAGTCTCCAACTATGTAACCACTGGGCCCACTCCCACAGCCTTCAACGCCGCAATGGAGGCGGGCGTGTATTGCTCCGGGCAAGGGAATGGAACGCTTACCTTCACCTGCACGAAAACTCCGTCCGGCTCCATTACTTACACTTATACAGCTCAGGAGGTGTTGTAGATGCCCATCATCAACAGTTCGTTATTTGGCTCCGGCGGCACAGATACCGGCGATGCGACCGCCACAGCACCGGATATTTTGCGTGGAAAAACCGCCTATGGAGCGTCCGGGAAACTGACTGGCACGATGCCGATGGTTGAAGCAGCAACACCTTCTATTTCCGTAAACTCCAGTGGACTTATTACAGCTACCACAATCCAAAATACCGGTTATGTTGCAAGTGAAACAAAAAGTGCAACACAGCAACTCGCCACACAGGCTGGACGCACGATTATCCCCGGCACTACACAGCAGACCGCCGTGGCTTCTGGCCGATATACGACTCAGGCGGTATATGTGGATGGGAGTCCGAACTTGATTGCTTCCAATATCAAGAGTGGAGTCAACATTTTTGGGATAACGGGGACGCTATCTTCCAATCAGTTTGACTGGAAAGGACGGATTATAAGCTCAACCAGAGCAGAATCCAACAAAAAACTAGTATTCCAAACTGGAAGTGAGGGTTTTAATGGAAGTAAACCATACGGATTTGCTGTAGATTCAGTCTATCCAACACCTGCTGGCTCCTCCAGAATTGTTATTGGATATTCCGTATTCTTTCCACCCAATGCCCTGTCAATAACCGGTTGTGGCATTGAACTAATTTGTTCTGTATTTTCAAGTTCTGGAATAACTTCTACTGGCTTTTGCTGGGATGTCAGAAGTAGTACTAAGGGTCCAATCTATGCAGACATATCGATAAACGAAAGCACAACTTCTATCACGCTTCAATCGGAATATGTATGGGATACATCAAACGGGTACTCTCTTTCTCTACTCTTTGCCGCTTAGCTAAAATGCATGCTACAAAAGGGCCACACACCTATGAGTCTCGCAGGAATAAACATCCGTACACAAAGGAGACACGCTATGCCGCCAAATTGTATAAAAGATTCCGCGCAGGAGTGCATCGGCTACGCCGAGGCACAAATCCTTAAGCACCAAATCGAGGAACTGGTCAAAAAGCAGGAGGCTGACCGTGAGAATAACCGCAAAGACCATAAGGAGTTCTATGAACGCCTTGAGTTTGGTGAAAAGGCGCAGGCCGTCACACAGAACCAGCTTGCCCAAATCCTCGATGATACCAGCGAAATCAAAACAGACCTGAAAGACAGCAGGAAAGAACTTACCACCGCTATCGAGAAGCAGAATCAAGCCATCACCGACTTGCAGATGAAGCCCGCCCACAAATGGGACATGCTAGGCAAAGAAGTGCTCAAACTAGTCATTGCTCTGGTATTCGGTATCGTGGCCGCCGCCATTGGATTGGGGGCATTCAAATGACAGAGTTGAGTATCCTTCTGGTTGCCATTCTGATGCTTGTGGCCGCCCTTATAGCGGCTATGGTGTACATGGCGAAGAAGGTGGGCGGGAAGGGAGAAAAAGAACTCCGCTCCGTGACCAGGCTCCTGTTCCTCACGACACAAATTGCCGCCCTGGTGTGGGTATCGGTATCCTACCTGATTGCCCTGTACGCCACGGTTCAGCTTGGACAGCCCTTCCCTATTGTTGAACTTTCCCAGCAGGCAATCACGACCATATTAGGCGTGAATGTTCTGAAAGTGGTGGAGAACATCTTTGAACACAATGACGGGGCTGTGTTTGGCAAGACGGACAAGAATCGGCAGGATACGGATTAATTGAAGTCCCCGGCAAGGATATTAAGAAATTTTCTTGGGAAGTAAAGAAGCAAGTGAAATCTAAGCAGGAAACACAATAAACAAGTTCAGAAAGAGGTACATATCATGGACGTTTACAACATTTCCAATCTGCTCGCTATCATTGGCGCTCTTGTCGTGCTGGTTAACATTCTAACTGAGGTAATCAAGAAGGTTACATGGGACAGACTTCCCACCAATATTGTGGCGCTTATTCTCTCCGAGGGCCTTACGCTGGCCGCCGGAGCAGCTTACGCACAGATCAATACCATTCATATCACATGGTATCTGGTAGTCGGCGCTGTTGTAGTCGGCTTTATGGTCGCCTATGCCGCCATGTTTGGGTATGACAAGCTGAAAGAGATTCTGGATTGGAGAAAGACCAATGGCAACTGAGAAGGAGCTCCGACATAAAGTCGTGAATATAATGAAGGGCTGGCTGGGCTGGTCGGAGGTTAACGGCAAATTTAAGGCCATTATCGACCTATATAACACCCAGAAGCCCCTCCCTGTAGGCTACAAGATGAAGTACACCGACGAGTGGTGTGCCGCCACAGTCACCGCCGCCGGGATGCAGGCGGGGCTGTCCGACATTATCTTGGGCGAGTGTTCCTGCTCTCGCATGATCGCGCTGTACAAGGCTAAAGGGCGCTGGATGGAGGACGACGCTTACCGGCCCGACATCGGGGACATCCTCATGTACTGCTGGAAGGACGGGGACAACTATGCCACCACCGACCAGACCGCCAATCCCAACCATGTGGGCTTTGTCGGGGCGGTCAACAGCAACACCATGACCATCTATGAGGGCAACAAGGGCGAGGCCGTGGCGACCCGTACCGTGCCCATCAATGGCCGCTATATCCGGGGCTACTGCCTGCCGGATTATGCCAGTAAGGCGACCACCATCAAAACCGAAGCCGAGGAGGACGACGATATGGACATCTCTAAACTGACCGACGCTGACATTGAGGCCCTTGCTGCCAGGCTGGACACTGTGCTCTCCAAAAAGGAGCCGTCTGACTGGTCTAAGGAGGCCCGGATCTGGGCCGAGGGTCAAAACATCATCTCCGGCGATCAGGCCGGGAACAAGAAATACAAGAAGCCAGCCACCCGCGAGGAACTGGTGCAGATCCTCTACAACATCGAGAATCCGTCTTGAACAGAAGTGGCCCCCGGTCTCCTATGCGAGGCCGGGGGTCGTTTCCAGTATCCCTTCAAACACCTTTCTGGTTTCCGCCGCAATCTCCGTCTGCGGTTTGAGCATCTGGGCATATCGCTGTGTCATGTCCAGGCTGGAGTGTCCCAAGAGCATTTGTAGCTCTTTCGGGTTCATTCCAGAGGAAACCAACATTGAGGCGCAGGTATGTCGCAGAGAGTGGGGGGTGATATCCTCCCTTCCGGTCATGGCCTCCACATAGCTCTTTATACCATAGATAGCTGTTATTCGAGACAGGGGTTTGAAGCCACCTCCTTCGTTCTTTTGGACGAAGATGGGGTCTTTATCTACCGCCTCCTTTGGCCTAGCTTTGTTCAGATATGTGTGCATGACCATCTGCGCATAGGGAATGAAGGGTACTGTACGTCCCTTGCCTCCCTTACCGCTGCGGATGGTTGCATACCCTTCCTCCCAGTTCAGATCAGCCGGTGTTAATGCCAACATCTCCGACTCTCTTGCACCGCTGGTCAATAGGAGTATCGTCATAGCTCGGTTCCTTATATAAACCGGCTTTCGCCCAAAGGACGATGTACTGGTTGAGAATATGCGGCGTATATCGTCGGCGCTCAACACCGACTTTGCAGAAATGTATTTCTCAGACATGCGCATTTTCTTCGAAATTGGGTTTTTGTCCAACATCCCGGACTCTACCATCCATTCCAGCGCCGTATTCAGCCGGGATATATACTGCGCAAAGGTGTTTCTGGAATATCCCAGCAGGCTTTTTCGGTAGGCCAGAATGGCCTTCTGGTCAATCTCCTGCCGTCCTTCGCTCTCCATGAAGCGTATGAACTTCTCCACGCCCCGGCGCTTCTGATCCTGTGTGTTCCTTGACATGTTCCCGTATGAGGCAAGGTACTCTTCGGAGTAGGACTTAAAATCTTCCAGTGTCATATGCCTACCTCCTTGACTTTTGGTATTTGGCTTGACATCTCCCACAGCTAAATCTGAGCGGGAGTGTCAACTATCTAGTATATCTATAGCACGTTCCAGAAATTCGGGCTTACTTATACCCTCTCTGGTAGTGTAGCCCTCTATCCGCAGGGATAGTTCAGGCTTTATTGCCGCTTGAAACTTTCGGTAGGCTTTTGCGTTATACCGATTTTTAACGGCGCTGCTTGTGTGGGTCTTGCGCTTGGGCTTTTCCTCGCTTGACATCTTCGGCCCCCTTTGCTATAATGTGGGCAAGAGGGACGCTCTCCCTGGTGTCAGCAGGAAGGCGGCCAACTTAACAAGTGTAGAGCTTGAAATTGCCGCTTCTTGCTGGGGTCAAGGGGCGGTTATTTCTTTATCTGGTTGCCCAGGGAAATAGCCGCAATCACGAGCATAAGTAGTGCGATGGTTTCCGTTAGGCTCATGGGCTTCCCTCCTTTCGGAGTTGGCCCCGCCCCTCTTGCTTGTCTATACTATATCATACTTGATCCAGTATGTCAAGAAGTTTTCTAAATTTCCCGAAATGCGGCGTAAAACCCCTTGCTTTAGCCGTGGGGAGTGTCAAGAAATTCTGTGGTCTGAGTACGCTGGGTGGGACTTTGTGAAAACCTGTGAGCGGTGCCCACGGGACTTACCAAAATTGTGTGAGCGGAGGGAATGGGGGACTTTCTGAAAAACTGTACGCTGTGGGTACTTACCCAAATTCTGCGGTTTAAGAGCGCGGGACGCAATGAAATCTTGTGCGCTGGGTACAACACAGTCTTATGTTCCTGTTTGGTTTTCTTACATTTTCTGATTTAGCTTCTTTTGTTTCTGTGTTATGTTCTTTGGTTTCTGCCCTTATCTCATCGCTTAATCCTGGCTTGTGTGGGGTGGGCGCAGACAACGGCCAAAATATTTCTCATCCAAGATTATGATATCGTCTGAGTGGGTCTTCAATTTCACCATGTTCTGCCCTTTCACTCCAACGCATACAGCGATTTTTCCTATTGTATTCAGAACATCCAAAACAGGCATATAGTCAGTGTCCCCGCTCACGATAACGGCGGTGTCATATGCGTTCAGGAATCCCTTTGCAAGAATATGCGTTCCCATATTGATGTCTGTTCCCTTTTCTTCCACATAGTAGGTCGTTGGGTCGGAGATATCCATTGTCGAGAATGTTTGTCCAGAAACCGGCCTTGCAACATGCCGCCCCTCGATAACAGTAAAGTATGGCTGGTTTTTCAGCCCATTTATCCACCTGTATGTACCGGCCCTTCGCTCATCCTGCGCCAGAAAATCGTCCGGCTTTGGAGCGCATAGGAAAGTCTTAACGAGTTCATTGCCGCCAGGTATCAGCTTCACTATTTCTTGCGGGACTTTATTATAATCCAATCTTGGATACGGCTCCCCAATACTCCGATAGTAGCTCATGACGGCTATGTTGAAGTTCTCGAAGTCGATAAAAACCATCACACGGCGCATATAAATTTCCCCCAATAAAGGTCTAAGGGCCTGTGGGCCCGAAGGCCACACAAGCCCTGTTTAAGTCTACACGGGGAACTTAACCCCGCCTCGTTATTATACGCCGGGTATTGCACGTTGTAAACTGTCAAATAAAACAAACAAGCAGGAAAATGTTTGTGCAGGGAGTTAAAGCAAAGCCCCGGTATTTTTTACACGCGTTAACGTGTCCCCTCAGTGTACGCCCCTTGATTTTTGACTTCGCGTTACCGCGTAGCATGGCACAAAAGAGGCCCCATGAATTGGGGAATCGCGCTAGCGTGTGGATGCAGACCCGCAGACCGAACCCAGCCGGGAGATACCAAGGGCGCAGCCCTCCCCCACGACGCCAGAAAATGGCCGGATGTCTCCAAGGGGACACCCCAGGGCCGGGAAAGCCTACGGCGGGCCGTCTGCTGGGCGTGAGGATGCTATGCGCCTGGGCCCTCCCCTTAGACCGGAGGGCCCAGGGCAAAATAAAAAACTTTGAAAAAGGGATTGACATACTGCAATACGTATGATATAGTATAGACAAGCAAGAGGGGAACGGCTCGACCTCCGAAAAGGAGGTGACAACATGACAGTATTAGAAGTGGTTGCACTACTTAATCTGTTAGCCGTTGTTATCTTCGGAATTATCCAGATAATGAAGAAGTAGCCACCCCCAGCAAAGGAACGGCCACATCTCCAATACTTATGAAATTGAGGTGGAGCCGAACCCGTGCCAGCGGGTGCCCCTCTTGCCCTATATTATAGCGAAGGGGGCCGAAGATGTCAAGCGAGAAAAAGGAACGCCCGCAAGACCGTTATAACAAATCGCACACCGTCAGCATAGCAATTAGACTGATGAAGAACACAGAGCAAGACATAATCCAGAAACTCGACAGCGTACCCAATAAGGCCGGATATATCAAGCAGTTAATACGGGCCGACATGGCAAAGGACAAATAAAAACCCGCTCCCGTGCCGCAAACACGTTATAGAGCGGGAATCCCGTTAGGAAACCGCCAAACCAGGGCCGCCCCTATTGTATCACGGAATAGCTTTATGATAAGAGCCAGGGAATCAATTCCCTGGCTCTTTTTCCTTTGTTGCTGGACTGATCCCCATTGCTAGAGAAGACCTATCTCTTTTTGCTTGTGTTTCCACTGCACGGGCCAAAAAGTCTGCTATTGCCTCCCCCGTAGCCTCTGCGGCCTGCTGGGCACGTTCCAGTGTATCAGGTGGGATAAAGACACCCCCGCCCACCTGCGGCCCTTCGGCGCCCACCTGCGGGCCTCTCGCACCATCCCGCTCCATCCGCTGGTCAATGGCTTTGTTGATATAGGCGTTGACGCTTTCCCCTTCGGCCTCTGCACAGGCCTGTACGATTTCCTTCTTGCCCTTCGGCATGGTGAGATTTACCCGGTCATAGGCTTTGGCAATAAATTTATTTTGATATGCAGTTGCGTCCGATTTATTCTTGTAAGCCATAGGCGCACCCCCTCACTAATACTATAACATGCGCCGGAATTATGCGCAATATGCCAATTGCACAAATGGGACCAGAGAATATTGTGCAATATGCTTCTTGAAGAAAGTTGCGCAATATGCTATTATAATCATGTCAGGAG